GTCCTCACGGACCCCCCCGGAGACGGCTTGTCTCCTTCCTTCCTTTCACACTGCAGGAGGCTTCCATGCCTGGAAAGTTACTTACTGGATCAGACCCTGAGGATGTAATAGACCTCGGGGACTCTCCAGTAAGTGCCGGTACGGTGTACTGGTACCGGGCTAAGAAGCTTGCTGATGCTCCAAGAAACGGACTAGAATTCTTCGCGTTTCGGGTATTCGGACCTGAGCTAATAGGATCATTGGCGCTTGCCTTAGATCCCTATAGTAAGATCCGGTTCCCGAGCATGAAGATTACCGCTGCCAATCGTGTTCGCAAGTTTACGGCCATAACGTCCATACCCAGGACTCGTCGCGAGTTCCGGGTAGTGACGCGTGACTATAACTTGCCAGATGCATCGGCTCCTTGCCCAAGTGGGCTCGGTAGAACGCCGATGATACACGAAGGATACACTGACTCCCAAACGTCGATTGCGTTAACTACGCGACCGGCTTATAAGGGTCAGCTGTCTGATACGACGATTCGTACCAGATCAATGGAGAGCAAGGGCGGAGAATTTGAACTCTTCGCACCTACCTTTCACTCGAAGCCACGTCAAAATTCGTGGTACATCGATACGAAAAGCCGCGCGTACTTTTCGTTTCCCTGTCAAACACAGGTAGACGATAGTAAGTGGGTACGCGTAATCTCCATTGACGGTTCCGGTTCTTGGGTCTCCGTGGCTTCGATTGACCAGCTGCTGTCAGAAGAACGCGCGCTTGCCATTAGTAAGTTTGGCAAGCTCGGCTATTCCATGATAAGCGATTGCTTACCTAGGAGTAGAAAAGTTAATCTGGCCTACAATCTGGCTGAGCTGAAGGATCTTCCATTGATGTATAGGAAGACCGTTGAGCTCTTTAGACTCCAACTTCAAACGCTCGACCTGAAGAAGGCCGGAGACCAGTATCTAAACTGGAAGTTTGGGTGGGAGTCTACTGTACGAAGCGTACAAGAGATGTTGGAAATGCCTACTACCATCGCGAGACATGTTAACTACTTAATCTCGCGAAAGGGCCTTCCAACGACCTTCCGCTCCACAAGAAAAGGAGTAGAGGGCGCATCAAGTATTCCGACGTTCAATCAGAATGTCGGCACTGGGGAAACCATTATAAGGAATGCGTCAATTGGTAGACGCAGTTTTGAGTGCAGAGTTGCGCTCAACTTTACGTTGGACTTCCCTAATGTCGCCATCCCTGTTCTAAGAGAGAACCTTCTCTCCCAAAAGTGGGGTAAGGGTATCACCCCAGGGGACCTTTACAATTTGGTTCCTTGGACGTGGTTAGCTGACTGGTTTTCTGGTCTAGGCGAGTATATCGAGTTAATCGATACTATTCGCGGCGATCAGAGCCTGTTCAACTATGGATACTTCACCTATTGTAGTAAGGGTGAGTATACCAACTCCTTAACTGTTCGAACGACCAACACAGAGAATGTAGTGACAAATGGACCGGACAGTCAGAACGTCTTCTTTGGCGTTCAGACTTACGGATCCGCCTTGCGCTACAGATATCAAAAACGTTTTGATATCAGTACTCTGTCAGGTGTGAAGACCATAAGCCGTCCGACCACGTTGTCGGGCGACCAGCAGGCCATCATCGGCGCGCTTCTAACGAAGTGGGCCAAGAACTGATAACGTCGTGATGACGACATCAGCTCGTAAACCATAGGAGTTGTTATGGCATTAGCAGACCCCATTACAGTAGCGGCATCAGCCCCAACCCCTGCTCTCAACTTCTACGTTGTTAAGCAGGACGGTTATGGCTCAGAACGCAGGCATGATGGCGCGGATAAGTATGTCCTCGTCATCAACCATAGTACTGGAAAGTCCGGCGATCGTCATTATATGAATGTAAAATTGACGAAAGACGCGGAATCTCCGTACACTGGATTGACGTCGCAGCAAACTGCTTCGGCGTCCTTGTCTGTCTCTGTACCTCCGTTCGGGTTCGATTCAACGGCCATGGTGGCCTTGATCAAAGCCCTGACGGATACGCTTGCCGATGCTGATGTGACTTCAGCGAAGTTCTTGAACTTCCAGTCGTGAGACTCGAAGTAGGTCAATAGGGCTCGCAGTTCGCGAGTCTAATAACCGTAACTCAAGGACCATTTAGCGGGGAGCGCAAGTTCTCCGCGAGGAGAATGTATGCGTATCCTGCCAAAGAACCGACGCCCTATTATTGCCATTCTTTTGGTAATATTAGGACTAGGAACCGTTGAAATCGCAGATGGTGACGTGGATAGCATGCCTGTTTTGGGTGCCATTCTTCGGGCTGTGACTGAGAACAGTACATCTCAGGACACCCCCGAAGAAGATTTGGACACCCGGCGCAGGTAAGCTTGAGTGCGTCCCATCGGGATCTGTGAGGCCAGACTCGGAAATGCCCACCTCATGGAGGGAGCATTGAAAAGTCCGATCTCACTGAGACTCCTTCTTGGCCTCTTGGAATCTTTCCGGAGGCTGGAACCTGATGTGAAAGGAATAGACCATGACATGGTCACGGTCAAAGCACGCTTTGAACACGAGGGTCTCAGCTTCTTCGCTGTCGCCCTTTCGTCCTATTGCGATTCCCTTGACTCGGGACTTGCAACGGGACGGTTTGCCTGCCCTCTCGGATTCTCTCGAATCCGAGGTGGAGCTCTCCCGAAACTATTTTCGGGTTTGCTGTGCAAAGTGTTCGATGCTAAAACGGGCTACCTTAAAGAGAGCCCCTGTGAAAGGGCTATTAAGTGCCTACGTGAGGCGCTTAGACTCTTCAAGAAGTGCGTTACCGATAACGGTAGGGCTGATGAGCTCCACCGCAATGCAGTACGCACTTTTTGGGCGGCAGAACATGGATGTTCGCAATCGGTTTTCGATGGCGATCGTTCACGTCTGCTCTCACATGTCTCGCGTTGCGTGTTGGAGCGTCTTCGGTCTTTTGAACCAAGGCGTATCCAACCGAGACATGGGCCCGGTGCGGTTTTTGAACAGGTTAGAGGCAACCAGAAATGGGATGCCGCTTTTCAGGTGGTCCGACAAGGGCTACCCGATACCTCGTACTACGGGCTTGACTCCTTCTTGGCTGGTTGTAAAACCGATCAGGAAGGGATCGGACCAGAGGCTGATGTTGGTAGTAATGCCGACATCCGTCTTCGGTCAGAGTCCCGCGGAATTGAGGAGCCTGTTCTGGGATCTTCTTTTGGTCGACTATCTAGGCTGGTTACAGTCGCAAAGAGCGCAGTAGCCAGACGAACGATAACAGTTGAGCCTCTGATGAATATGTTTATTCAGCAGGGACTCAACACCGAACTCCGCAGATGTATTTCGCGGTGTCCGGTTTTGAGTCGTTCTCTAGATCTTACCGACCAGAGCCATAATCAAAAGCTGGCTCTGGAAGGCTCCCGTACTGGCAAGTGGTCGACACTTGACTTGTCTTCCGCGAGCGATCTTCTGAGCCTAAAGCTCGTGAAGGTCGTTTTCGAAAGTCATAGCGAATTTTTAAGTGCTATGATCGAGTGCCGTTCGTCATGGGTTGAAGACGACGTTACAAAAGCGTCGTTTCCCGTGGAGAAATTTGCCGGTATGGGTAATGCTTTAACCTTCCCTGTACAGAGCGTTGTTTTCGCTTTGATCGCGATAGCAACGATTCTTAATGCGAAGGGCTTTTCTAGGCCCCCCTACAGGGTGATAAAGCAGACGGCCAAAATGGTCCGTGTGTATGGTGATGACATCATTGTACCTACGGACTATTCACGTCAGGTTATGGACTGGATCGAATCTTTCGGTCTTAAAGTCAACCGGAAGAAGTCTTTCACGGAGGGAAACTTTCGTGAGAGCTGCGGCTTAGATGCGTACAAGGGGTACGAAGTGACCCCTGTATACGTCCGAGACGATCCAGACAAGTCCTCACTGGATGCTAGCGCTTTATCGTCGTTAGTAGCGACCTCTAACCAGTTATGGTTGCGAGGCCTCTACGAACCGGCGACCCTACTACAAGACTACGTAGAGGAAAAGATCGGAAGATCTCTCCCTCTAGTCGGTCGCGAGTCGGGTGTGCTTGGCTGGCATTGTCGTGTTGATACCTGTTGTTACCAGAAATGGGACAGCAGGCTTCAACGGCTCGTTTATAGAGCTCCAGTTTTGGTCACAGAGACATTCCGTGACCCTTTGGACGGCTGGCCAGCGCTTCTTAAGAGTCTACTTACCCCTCTAATACAAAGAGGGAAGTATCACCTTAAGAAGTCACCTAGGCGATTTTCAACAAGACTCAAGTGGAAGTGGGTACCTACGCAAGTCGGTCCCCAAACCCAACTCGAGCTGGCTGGAATAGCCAATGAGGTGGATGCCGATGGATAATCGGTAAAACTTTCTAGCGGGCCTAAGAACCTGCGACAAAAGCTCCTCGTTTGTGACGAGGACAGGGAGTGCTGTAAGAAAGCATGAGAAACTGACGAGTATCAACTCGCAGCGTCTTTAGCAATACTTACGCTAATAAGTCACCGAAAGATGACTTACAGGGTCTTGCTGGTTCTATCCC